CCAGTAGAGCCTTTACCAGCCTTAAGCTGTTTCCAGTCACCCTTTTGAGCTTGGATATATGTATAGCCTGTGTTGATTACATAGGCCAGAGCACCAACGTCAGCATCGAGATTTAATAGCTCGTCAGCGTTAGCAATGTCTCCAATAAATTCAGAGGCAAAGAATTGGAAAGGATTCTCTCTTCGTTTAATAGTGTAAGATTCAGTCATCGGTGTTGAGGGATAATTGGATAATATCTAAGCCCTCAACTTCGGAGGGCGTAGATGTAAACGTAGGCTCGCTGAGAGACGGCTCAGAGGGCCTGTGAGGGGCGATAGCTTTGTCTAGGGCAGATGATACCTTTGCGTCGATATAACGCTCTTCTAGGCCCCACAACCAGCCTTTAAGAAAAAAGGCTAGTGGCATGGGTAAATGTTTATCCAGCCACCTTGCTATGTCCCGGAATTTATTAAGTCGGAACTGTAATTTCATACCTAGTTAGTGGTATATTTTTTACCTTTAAACATAAAGGTCTTTTGTTTTGCTTTCTTAGCAGCAGCGTAAGCTTTATCGAAAGCTTGAGTGATAGAACCAACCTTGGCTGCTCCTACTTTTTTAGGTCCAACCTTTTTAGGACCGACACGCTTACGTGACCTTACCGTGCCATCGGCGTCTCTAGTGTTGTAGTTACCAGCGTTCTTATTACCTCTAGCAGCAGCAGCTTTACCTTTTGCTTTAGAGATAGGGTTACGAAGGGAACCAACAGCTGCAGCGGTAACTAAACCAGCTGCAAGGGTTCCTTTTACGCCACCACCAGATCTACCCTTAGCTTTAATAACTTGCTTAGGAGTTGATAGACCAGATGTACGGCTAATGCTGTTACGACCTGGGGCTCTTGGTGGGGAATTGGTGGACTTAGCCTTAGGACGCTGACCAATAAGACCAGATACCTTTTGACGTGGTCCTTGTACTGGAGCAGACCTAGGTCCTTGTGCTCCTCTTGAAGGTCCACTAACTGGCCTACGTGTTACCCGATCAGAAGATGAGGTAACCCGAGATTTAGCTCCACTACCACGTTTATTACGTGTTGCTGAGGAGGTTGGTTTGGGGGCTGTTGAAGCCTTAGTACGTTTTGATCTGGTAGCGGAAGAAGTTGGTTTCGCTCTATTCCGCCGCCGGTATGAAGGGCGTGGGTCTCTATTACTTGCCATGATAACAATAATCTATTTTTTCTTTTTAGGGAAACCCTTTTTCATTGCTGAGTAAGACTTAGCAGAAACAGTAGATTTCTTTTTAGAGCGGGAAGTACCAGCCTTCTTACGCTTATTAATATTGCGATAAAGGCTCATTATGACAAGGTAGAGGAAGCCTTACCGATGCTGGAAGAGGTGACAACATGCTCAGCTTTCCAAGCAGTAGAGCAAAGATCAAGCACAGCATTTACATCGGTAGCTGCAGCAAAGCTGGCACCAGTTACGGCAGCAGAACCACCTTTCTTTTTCTCTGTAGACCAGACAGTGGCTGGACGTTGGACAATATTAGAAGTAGAAGCAGTCATTTATCTTTAGAGATAAGGTTATCTAGTTTTTCTTCGATACGAACCATATGGTCCTCGAAGCGGGTAAGGATTAGGGATACTTCTTCGCGTGGGATGTATTTCTCAGCTACACGAAGTTCAATAGAATTAATACGTTCATTTAGTCTGGAGGAGACAACACCTAATCCAGTGGCAGCAGCTATAGCGAGTGTTACAGCAGCTTCAATCATTGTTATTATTTAAGCTATTTGTGTTTGCATGAAGACGTCTACATGCATGGATCCCTTTGCTTGATTGCAGGGACGACAAGCCGTTACCAGATTGTCGGCAGTATCCGTGCCGCCTTTGGATTTGGGGCGTACATGGTCTACGGTTAGGTTTTCAGTTGAGCCACAGTACACACATTTGTGACCATCACGAGCCTTGATGTTTTCCCTGAACATTCTCCGAGCATCGCTGCTCCGAAATGTCAGAAGTTCTTGCATCAGAGAATTGGGAGTCATTTAGGTAATTGATGGCTGTCATCAGAAGTGTTGGGTTATCTTTGAAGCATCCAAGACCCCTATTGCAGTGTTCGCAGAGGAGTCCACGGACCTTACCTGTGGTGTGACAATGGTCTATATCAAATCGATCACGGCGAGGTTGGCCGCCACAAAGTTTGCAAGAATAATTTTGCTCTTCCAGCATTTGCAAATACTGGTCATTATTTATGCCATAAGTACGAAGCAGTCGGTTATTATTAGTACAGGCTTTACACCAACTATTTCTACCGTCTTTAGCGCTTTTATGTTTATTAAACTCTGTGACTGACTTGGACCTCCCGCACTTTGTGCAGGATTTCATTGAATTAATGTTTACTTACGGGTTGAGCGACCATTCTTCCCGTTTCTTCCACGGTTCTTGGTTTGGTTTTCTTTGACCATCTTGCCGTTCTTTTTATGGCTCATGTCAGGCCCACCCTTGCCCGCTATACCAGCCTTCTTACGAGCTGCCCAGCGTTCAGAGGAGTCCTTGTTATGTTGTCTTTTCTTAGCTGTATCACCAGCCTTAGATCCATATTTCTTTTTGCTATAAGCACGGTCATAAGCCCGTTTCTTAGCAGCAGCAGATGGACTCTTTTTATAAGCTCGGCTGGATTTAGACGTTCCAGAATGAGCCATAGTTAACCATTAACATCTTCAAAAGTAAGCTCTGGAATTAATCCAGCAAGACCAGCAAGAGGAGAACCAGCCACAGCAACACCGGTAATATCATTTTTATCAAGCCAGTCTGTAGCTGCACGTAGGTCAGCTGTAGTAGCTTCACCGGATTTAATCCGAGCTACAAATTCATCTGTAACTAATTTGTGGAGGATATCGAATGTATCCTCAGAAGCACGAGCAGTCATAATCAATCACCAAGTAAGGCGTGACGAACACTGCGAGCAGCAATGTCATCAAGCTGGTTATCTGTAGTCTTTACGAGTTTGTCCAGAAGATCGCAGATCAATTCCTTAACACGACGGCTTGTCGCAAAGGAAAAGAGGATAGGACGAATAAGAGTAATCATAATTAACGTTTTCTTGTAGGGTTAATACTTATTTCAGCGGCATACAATGCAAAACATTGAGCTACTATTGATTCAAGACTTCTAGCCACTTTGCCATCGGTGCAGTTGGTGTTTTTATTGAGAGAACAACCAACAACCACGAGAGCAGATAAAGCTAGTTGTACAGCTATGACGAAAGCTAAAAGCCAAAAGGCTTTAGAGGACATCCTTACATATCTGATATTTTGCTAAGCGGTCATCGTACCCGTTCCAGCCCCCGTTAATGCGGTAGCAGACAGCATCGAAGCCTTCGGTTTGAGCGATATGCAGCAGGTTATTATCTGCGATCCAGGTCTTAGCACTCATAAATGGATAGACGGTGCTGACATAATCAACACCCTCCATGACACGAGAGTCACCTAAAGCATCACAGAAACGCTGGTAGTTATAGCGGCCTGTTAGTTGGAGAACACCAGCACCTTTAAAGCGTGGGCCATCTCCTGGCTGAGTATTACCTAGGTCAGTCCTACCTTCGTAGGCCCAACCATCAGCAATCTCCTTCATATATTTAAGATTACAAGTCTCATGAAGGATGTTAGCCATCAGCATCTGAGTAGCTACGATGTCTGTATCGAACTCTGTCTCCCTGAGGAGACGGTTACAGTCATCTACCTCCTGTTGTGTAAACAAGGAAGCAGAGTATCCTGTTAGTTGCTCAAAGATGTCGGCAGTAATGATGCCCTCAGGGGCCTCTGGGGCGTCCCTGTAGGCATCCATAAAGCAGTCTTGGGTATATTCATCAAGTGAATCCCAAAGGTACTCCCAGGCAGCATCCTGATGAGGCTCAGCAGCGTAGTATTTAGCTGCGTCGATAAGGAATGAGGTCATATGGTTTTCTATTATCCGTTAATAACTTCATAGCTAAAGAAAGTAGCTGCATTTGGTAGGATTGACAATTCAGATCCACCACCGTGGGTAACTTCAACTACAAATACATTACCAAACTCGTTAGAGGTATCTACTTTGACAATGCCAGACGCAGTATGACAAACAAGATTGCCAAAAGAGTCACCATTGCTGATAGTACCAGTTAGACCATAACGGGCATTACCTGTAAAGGCTTTAATAAAGATCTTTACATTTTCAGCATCATTAGAAGTAACGATTGAAGCATTAAATTTAACGTAGTTAATACCTTGATTAGGAGGGATTACAAGACCACCAGCCACACCATGGTCACTGACGTTTGAAATACCACCACCAAAATTATCATAAATAGTGGCGTTAAAGGGAAGTGTTCTAGCTACACCATCACCATTAACAGTACGGTTTCCATCCCGTCCCACCATTGCACCAGCATTAGTTGGGTGAATAACAGCAATATCACCTGAATAAACCCGTCCAACTGGATACACGTCCCCAGAATTTACTATATTATTAACGCCCCTATTACCAGTACTACCTGGCTCAACCTTAAAAAGGATACCGTCTACACAAACAGCTTG